GGGGTCGGGGTCGCGGTCGGGGTCGGGGTCGGGGTCGGGGTCGGTTTAGTTACGAAAGTGAGGAAGATGAAATGACAGCACACACAGATCATCCAATGCGGCACTGGGATAGAACATGCCCTGCGTGTCAGGAAAAAGATAAAGAAATATCACAATTAACCGCAATGACAAAAGAACCCACAAAACTCATGGCAATACCCGCATTGATGGAAGCGGCTGGATGGGTGCGGAAAAAGGAGTGGGTTGGGTTGACGGATGAAGAAAAACGACAAATTTTGTTGGATGATCCAATTGATTGGATAAATGCAATCGAAGCCAAACTAAAGGAGAAGAATGAATGATCGGTTGGCTAATTGATTTGCTTTCTTGGCTATGCAAAAAAACTGGACACCTAGTTTGCGCAGACTACCAAGAAAAAAGCGAGGGAACTTACGAACACTGTCAAATCTGCGGAGAACTAATTAAGAAGGAGAAGAACCAATGACCCGCGAAGAAGCCCGTGTATGGCGCAAGCTGGAGGACTACGTTAAGGCAAGGCAGAAGTTCTTCAAGGAGGAAGCGCAGCCTGCATGGAAAGAATGGAAAGCGGCAGAGTTGCAGTTAGTGGCGCAGTTTATGGAATTTAAACGGGGAGAAAAGAAATGATGTGGGGATGGGATGATGATAAGAGGCTGGGTGACTGGAGCATTGTTGATCGGCATCGCAAACGTGTTTACGCCGAGGGTGTCAGGGATGGGGTCATCGTGGGGTGCGTGATTGCTGTTTTTAGTGGCGTAATCTTGAGTTGGATTTTCTGCAAATGAAAACGCTTACTATCGACGGAGATGCTTCCGTTCACTCTGATCTGGTGCCATACAAAAAGCTGTGGTTTGCGGTGTTGCAGCAGGCTATCGGGGACGCATTAAACGACACATCCAGCGAAAAAGAGAAAGCCTATGCTGTCGATTTTTTTCTGGACAAGACAAACGGAGTAGGGACTTTTTACTGGATATGCGATTTTATAGACATGAATCCCGAATATGTCTTGAAGAACGTCAAACGCCTTTATATGAAAAACATAGAAAACAAAGAGCGTATAAAAAGAACAATTATAAAAGACAAGAAAAAAAGGGATATGATTGAGCAGGGGTTAGGTAAGTTAATTATTGATGAAAACGACAGGATCAAGTTTGTATTTACTGAAAGATACAAGCGGATTCAAAACAAACTGGAGAAGGAAGATGATTAAAGAATTTGTGCCGGAAATGAGGAGTGACAAACAAGCAGCGGAGATTGCGCGGCTGCGGGAGGCATTACGGAAGTATGGTGAACATGAGGTTGACTGCGAACTTCTAGGAACGCATAAGCCTTGTTCTTGTGGGTTTGATGCCGCGCTCGGGGAGGGAAAATGAAACCAACGATCAAAAAACAGATGAAAAAGGACATTCATTTTGTCGCCAAATTTTACGGTCTGTCACCGGAATCTGAGCGTATGGCGCACCTGTCTGCTCAAGATTCAGAACGGGCGCGATCCATTTATCGAAAAATCAGAGAATCTATTGAGAGGGAACGGCACTAATCATCTGTTCAGCCGCTTTTTCAACGGCCGCAACGCGGTTAAGCCACCCCTTCAAGAACTTCTCTTGGTCTGGTTTGGACGCGACAATAGCCTTATAAAATGCCTCTTTATACTGGCTCATTTTATGGATAATGGCTTTAGGCTCATCTTTCATGGCCGCCAGTGCCGCCAGTGTAGCCGGGCCGATAGCGCCATCGGCGTTTACGCCAACGATCGTTTGTAGCATCTTGGCGCCGCGGCCAACGCCGCCATTAACCGCCAGGTCAAACACCATGTAATCCACGCCGGTCGGCAACGAATCGCATTTGCACTTGTCCCAGTAACGGCTCTTGTAGAACGGTTTTACCTCGGATTTGGTCAACGCCTTCATTTCACCATCTTGGATAGGGCGCTTGAGATATTCCGACCAAGCTGCTTTAGTGACTCCCAAATTAGTTTCACCACCATGATCATGTGGGTCATTGACGTAGCCTCCTTCACTGGCAATTACGTGTTCAAACGATTTTTCCCAATTCTCAATCATCTTTTGCCTCGCCCACCTTGATTCCAGTAATCAACCCGATAAATCCACCCACAATGGTCTGGAAGGCAGGGCCGATTACGTCAAAGACCACCTTATCGTCCACGGCGGGGTCGAGAATGGCATACGCGAACATCCCGCACATTGCCACCACTACAGCCGACAAAGAAAGCGTTGAGGCCGCAATGCAGAAGTCTTTAGTGGTCATTGTTTAGCCCTCATGTCCATAATCTTCTCAAGCGTCCTGCCGCCAAAATAGAACGACATGATCAACATACCCCATTGCCCCAACAGTTCCACATAGGTCTTGTTGGTATCCATGCCAAAGGCGCTCATCATGGCAAACGTGAAATAGCCCGACAGGATCGCAATCAGGGTCATTGGCCGGATATTCTTGGACAGCCACGAATCCGAGGCCATGTCTGCCTTGAGCCGGTCAGTCAGATTGTTCTGTTCCAACTCAAACAGCTTGGTTTCGTTTGCCATCTTCGCCAGTTCACCATCTTGAGCGAGTTTGGCAAGTTCCATCTGCGCTTTGGCTTTAGCTTCAGGATCGGGCAAAACCTTGTCAAGAATCTTGCCGCCAATTTCAAGCAATCCGGCTATCGGGAACATAAATCACCTGTAAAGGGCTGGAAAAGCGTAGCGAAAGAAATATGCGATTTCGTGGCTATACATTACCAATACAACAACTACGTAGACGCCGCCGATAAACAGTAAATACAACAGTATGGCGGTAAAAATAGATAAAATGCAGTCTTTAATTCCGTTTCTGATTGCTTCTTTTTTTTTAGTTTTTGCTGTTCCACCCTGTTTTGATCGCGTATCTCCTGCTGTCTGGACTCGATGATATTTGCGCGGATATCACACATTCGCTTATACATATCGAGTTTCCCTTGCAGGGAAAACATATTTCGCAACTCCTGTTCTGCCGCCCGCAGCTCCTCGGCCCGTAAAACGCAGTCCATTGCGATAGCTGTGGCCGACTTTTCCTTATTACGTTTCGGGTCTTTGCGGATCGCCTCGGCTTCTTTGGCCGCCGCCTCTACCTCACCCTGGGCGGTAAAAAACGAACCCAATTCCTTAGTCATCGAGGCGATATCGTGCCCGACGTTAATCGCCTCGCGGATCATATTAACCGCGGTCTTGGCGCCGGCTACCGCCAGCCCGATTGATACCGGGTCGATCATTTAGGTCTTGGTCACCAGATGCAGCAGCAGCATGATGATCGCGCCCGCGGTGCTGATCAGGATCGTTTCAAGTCGTTTAATCCGCAGGATGGTTTCCGTCCACCGTTCCTCGCATACCGCCTCATGGGTGTTAAGCCGGCCTTCGACCTCATTTATTGTGGTCATTATTGAGGCATCCTTTCGGCTTCTACTATTACTTCCGGCATTTGAAATGGCGCCATAGCTCCGGTCATTAGCCCTCTTGGAACCATAGTAGGCGCGGGAGGCGGCGTAGTATCTGTCAGCAAACCCGAAATAGCACGTTGAGCTGCTTGCTGGCGTAAAAAGGCTTGTAGCCTATCTGCGGCAAAACCTCCGGCGGCAATAGGAACGGCGTATTGGGGGGTAGTCGCAGCACCTACGATTGTTCCTGTGCTAACAAGCGTGCTACGTTCCGGGTTGAATCTAGCTGCAAAAGATAAAAAAGAATCTAACGCGCCACCAGATGCTACCCTACGGATAGCTGCTTGCTCATCTTTATTAAATAGCCGCATTTTATTTTGGTTAGCGGCTAAATTTATAAATCCTCTGCGTATGGCTTCACTTTCGGATACTTTTGGGTCTAAAGCCTTTACTTCAGCCGTATCCAATATTTGCTCAAGTTGATTTGCTCTAGCCTGATTACGCCAATCTTTACGGGCTTCTCGAATTGCGGTTACTGCTTCTTCAGTGCGCCCCGCGCCCGTAGTAACATTCGCAGGCGATAGATTGGCTAAATAGTTATCAATAGATGTAGTCATTACTTTGGCTAATCTACGGATATTGGCGTCAGAATTAGCCGACAATGTTCCAGCTAATTGCCTCATCTGATCTACATCATTAAAAGATACGTTACCGCGCCCAACAATTCGGGCATATCTATTTAATACGGTTTGAACAGGCGCGGCATTTTCAGGCAAAAAATTTGCGCTTTTCAGATCAGTATTTATTCTATTAAATAGTGTATCCGCGCCTGTCTGGTTAAGCGTTATACCCATATCCTCAACGCGAGTGTATGCGCGCGCTGCACGTTGACGTATATCATCTATAGTGACCAAAGGCACAGGTTCAGCAGATATCTTAGCTCCGGCTTTACTACCGATCTGGCCTCCAAGCGCCCCCGCACCAAAACCAACCAACGTAGCTGCCAAATCGCTATCGGTTAATTTTTTTGTTTGCTCAGCCGCGGGTTGAGCTATGCCGCCAGCAACACCGGCGGCGGGTATTTGTCTAGCCAAATTTTCGGTTAAAGGCGCTGTTTCCACGCCAGCAACCACACGGGGCAACATTCCCTGCGCGCCGGCACCGACCATACCTTGCATAGCAGCTTGTGCGGCACGCTCGCCAAATGTAGTGGGTTCGGGAAGCCCGGCTTGCGTTAACATTCTGCTTTGTGCCTCTGCGACACTCGGCATACGACTTTCAGAACCGATCGCTCTAGCGGCCAGGTTATACGCGCCTTTTACGCCTTCTAGCACCATAGTGGCAGGTGCCGTAAAACCTTCATAAAGCGCGCGGCCAGCAAGCCCGGCTTGACGAGCTATCTCTTGCCCAACAGTTCTTTGCTCAGCTTTTGGTTGATTTGCTTTGGCATAGTTTTCTTTTGCATACGCTAAAACTTCGTCTTGCGTCGCGCCTTCTGGTGCGGTAACTATGTATTCTTTGCCGTCTGGTGCGGTAACAATATAGTCTGCCATTTTTACCTCACTATCATTACTTAGGCCGAATAGCCCAATTACCTGTCGATCCAGTTTGCGCGCTTGGTGCCGGAGGCGCGTAAGGAACCGAAAAATCAAAGGTATTCAAGTTCCCATATTTATTGGCGTGATCGTTAATTTTTTTCCAATAATCAATCTTACCTTCTTGAATTTCGCGTAACTTCCCTAAAAGCTCCGTTCTAGCTTTAACACTCGTAGTAAGCTGCGGAATACGCGCTTCTACAAAATTGCGATCCGCATCAGAAATTTGGGCGCCTAGTTTTCCGCCCAAATCTTGCATCACAAGGTCTTTTGCCTGTTTATCGTATATCTCGCTTTTTGCGAGCATTTTTGTTTGATCGGGGCTTAGCAAATTAAGGCTGGCCAAAAAGTTTGTAGCGCCAACATAGGTATTTGCAAACGGACCTGTAAATAACTGCCCACTATCCGCAAGTCTTTGCATATTCGACAAAGTGCTAAGCGCCTGAGATGCACCCCTAGCACTTGATGTAGCTTCCTTCAAGGCGTTAACTTGCTCTTTCTGTCGTTCGACGTTAAAAGCTTCTTGGCCTTTTATTTCTGCGGACACTCGCGTTACGGCAGCGCCCGCCGCTTTTTTCCGCAATTCATCTTGTAGCAGTTGTTCATTCACCTTAGATACTTGTTCGGGCGTATAAGCATTAAAAGTTGGTTTGGCCTCCAAACCTAACCCACGAGCAACACCGAGCCAATCCGCGCTAGGTTTAGCTGATAGATCAACAAGCTCAAGATTGCCAATTCCAGTTGCCCAATTAGAAATGCTTTCAGGCGTGAATTTTCCCGTCTTAAGCAATTCCACTGATTGTGCTGATCTTGGCGTAAGATAAGATTTAACTAGATCGGGATTATTTGCTATCGCCGTAGCTTGAGTTTCATCTAGTCCGTATTGTTGCTGTAATTGCGATACAGTGGATTGTCTAGCCTGTTGAGCTTGAGAAAGTCCAGCAGTTTTTGCCAGCGTTTCCTGCGTAGTAGCTGCCTTAGAACCTTGTTCGACCAAAGCCGCGTTTATAGCTCGCGCTCTATCGGCCACTGTAGCCGCGCCTTGCATATCTCCGGCTTGCTGTAGCGCATTACTGTATTGCATAAGCCCTTGCGGCGTATTCAAGTCAAATTGACGCGCCAGCGCGTTACGCTGGCTAATCATCTTCAGTTGCGGGTCCTCGACACCGAACAGTTGCCCCAACCCGCGACCGATCTGTTGACCGGCCTGCGCTGCACCGAACATAACGCGCTGTTGCGGCGTCAGTTGCGCGTATTCCATTGCCTGTTGCCGCGCCTGTTGCTCGCGGAGTTGTTGATACATTTCCGGCGTTTGAAACAGCCCGGCGATTATGCTCTCAGCCATGATTTACCCCTACTAATCCCAATTTACGCTTGTCGGAACTACACCGGAACCACCAGGCCCGTAAACATTTTCGGCGCCGTATTGCTGCACAGTTTGGCGTTGTTGGTATTGGTTATATAGATCAGTCAACGAAGGCAACATTTTTCCTACAGAACTGCCGATATTGGCAAACAATCCGGCCGCCGGGTTCAACCCCGCCGTAGTAAGCCCCGTTTGCGCGGCGGTCAATCCACCGCGAAGCAATGCTTCTGACGCCGCTGGGCTACCCCGCCCGCCAATGGCCATGCCAATATCCAGTGGTGCTTGGCCTAGCTGCTCAATGCTTTGCGCTGTGCCTAGCCCTGCGGTAAACGGCGAATAGGCGCCGGCCAAACCGCCCGCGTATTGCCCCAACAACCCGGCACCAGTGCCGAACAACCCGGCGCCAAACGCCGTTTGCTGCTGTCCGGCCTGTTGCGCTTGTGCGGCCAGTTGCGCGTCTTGTTGCGCCAGCGCGTTGTAATAGGCTTCCATTTCGGGATTCGCCGCGGATAGCCCCGCCCCGCCACCTGGACGCGCGCCCGTAGCACCTACGGCCAACCCGCCCCGCCCCGTTTGAAATAGCTGATTCTGCAATTGCGCGTATTGACGTTCCCGCGACGGTGCCAGCAAGTCTTGCTGGCGCTGCATATACTGCGCGGCGGCCTGTTCCGGCGTCTGAGCCAGATACCCGGCGCCCAAATTAAACAACCCTTGCGCCGCACCGGTCAAAGGCGCGTATCGTCCGGGGGCAGCTTCAGCAGCAGTTAGCCCTTGCCCGGTCAACCCCATTACGCGATCTTGGAGAGCTTTAAGTTCGGGCGATAGGGTATATCCGGCGCCGGTTACGCGGCCATCCGGCCCCGTCGTGAACGCCGATTGACCGAATCGGGTAGTAATACCTACCGGCCGGAATCGCGCTTCCTCGGCGGCCAATCGCGCCGCTTGCAGTTGAGCGTCGGCGGCGGTTTGTGCGGCTTGGCGTTGTGCGTCGGCTTGTTCTTGCGCGCCAAAAAAGCCCAACACCCCGGATACGATATCACCCATGATTATTTCTCCAAACGTATAGCTTGCGTGTCACACCATCTGTGCAGGTATGATGTTTTAGCAGATCAAAACCACAAAATTTAACCCATTTAGCCATTTTTTTATCATCTATAAACGGCATTGCGTATAGCGTAACCATCTGCTTTGCCGCCCACGGAAACCATGATTCAGTAAATCGTTTCTTTATGCTTTTGTTCCATTTCGCTACGTCCATATGCACAAACGTAGTTTTTCCGGCGTGTTCAACATAAACCGTAAAACAGTCGTCAGCCAATACCGGCAGTTTTACGCTGTGCGTTTCCACATATACACCGTGATATACGGTTGATAGTTTGCATTGGTCGCGCTGGAACCTTCAGTGCTATTTGATACGCTGACATTAAGCGCGGAATTAGTTGAAGAAGTTACAGAACCCCCACCCCATGCAGTAGCGCCGCCGCCGGATTGCGCGTTATTTCCGCCACTTGCCGCTGCAACAGTATGCGTATGCCCTGTATCCGATACAGTAGCCGTATGCGTATGGCTTACCAATGTAGCATCGGCAGAACCACCCGTTTCTTCCGCAGCGTCAAAAAGTGCGTTTGTCGAGTCAAAACCGACCGGCACACGCCCCGCGCCAAACGCTGTCCAGGTGCCGAATCCCAACAATGTGCCCGGATTTGTGCTGTTGGTAGCGTTGATATAGATAGAGCCTACGGGATGCAACGCAGCCAATGCCGCCTGCACAAATGCTGTAGTGGCCAAAGTCGTATTGCTGGTGCCAGATGTTTGCGTAACGCCCGTTGTGCCAGTCGGTAAACTCGGCGTGCCGGTAAACGAAGGGGATGCCGTATCAGCTTTCGTGGCGATAGCCACTGAAATAGCGTCAAATTCCGTGTTAATTTCGGTGCCTTTGACGATCTTCAGCGGATTGCCACTGGAAAGATTGTCTTTAGTAGCGAAATTAGTGGCTTTTGTATAGTTGGACATATCGTGCCTCTATGAATACTTACCGTTTTTAGCTTGAATCTCGATCTTCTGAATCGACAACGCGGAACCATTGATATCCGCTTCGTAACCCGTCTGGACAATCTTGCCAGTGCCACTGGCACTTACAGACAAGGTTTGCAGAGCAACACCATCGGAATACTGCGTTGTCACAGACGGTGACGTATGGGTAAGGGTATGCGTGCCTGACTGCGAACCGCTGGTATTGATTGCGCTGCCGCCTAAAGTGGACGATAGGTTACAAGTCGTGGAACCTGGGCTACCGGCGTTAATGATGTAGTAATCTGTGCCGGTAGCCAGACCAGTCGGCAATGCGCCAGTAGTTGTAAGCCTTACCGTATCCGTCGATAGCGTGCCGGTCAGAAAATACGATCCGTCAGTAGCCGTAATAACCGCAGGGCTGGCAATACTGACGGTAATAGTTTGGCCGGCAGAATTATCGTAAGAACCTACGTTGTAATAGCTTTCACCTTGCGTCGGGATATACGCATCAACTGATAAGTAGTTAGATGAAAAATCAAACGCCCATTTAAAAGTGACGTATTGATTCGAGCCGCCGACTACGACAATAGAAAGCCGCTTAAGAATAGACGTTTGCGACTGATTACCCAAATCGGCATGATTGGTGTAATACTGCATCCGATAGGACGAAGTATTATCCTGATAGTTTGTATATTTAGCGATATATCCTGTTTTGCCGATCAACAGATCGCTATTTCTGCGTGCCAGCAATGCTGTTGGCTCTATTGAATCCCAAGTAGTCACACGCGAAGAACCATCTTCAAGTTGCCCGCGCGTATCAAAACAGTAAACTTGTTTTGAGTTTTGCAATACGAGCAAATAGAACGCATTACGCTCTGAGAACGCTGCTTTTACCGATGATCCATCGCTGGATTCGCTGGCTACAGCGGTCATCAAATCATTACGGACATTTTTGGACAAATCACGAAACGGCAGCGATTTTTCGTTAACAGTCCGAAGCAGCGACCGAACGCCGGTATTCGACAAAAAGATAACGTCAGTGCCGATATTGGATATGCTATCGCGTGCTAAACATCCGGTGCCGATAATGGTATCGGATAGTTGCATGGTAGACGGGGTGCTGGCGTTTTGGTAAACGAGAATCTGTTTTTTGCCAAAAATAAACAGATAGCCGTTATGCGACGCCAATCCGGTAATTTCGTCAGAGCCATACCCCCAAACACGGCTTACATCAAGGCTACCCGCGGTGCCGCCAGTCCAGATATGCCCCGCGGTCAAGTCCGAAAAATATACTGTTGTTTTGTTCGTAGATGTATTGGCTGCCCACAAACGGCCATACGCACTCAAAACTATATTGGCTTGGGGTGCCGTGGCGACATAGCCCGATTGCTCGGAAATGCGCCGAAATTTGGTGCTTCTTGACGGATCGTATAGCAACGGATCGTAGCCGCTTTGGAAAAAATACGCGATTCCGTTAAGCGAGGCGCAATGCCAGTTATTAGCAGTAATGGTCGGCGCCGTTCCACCACCGTCATAAGTCAATGTAGCGAGTGCGCTTCCATCAAATGTAAATATCTTATTGTTGCCCGTAGCTAATACAGTTGTAGTGCCATCAGACTGCACTAGCTCATGTAGTGAGCCAACGCTGTTGCTGCCTAGATCGCCGGTTGACGAATTAAGATACGAATACCCCTTACGCGACCCGATACGCCCGTATTGGTCAATAATGCAGTTATTCGCCACCAACGCAAATCCTGCCGCCAAATCCAGCGGTGAATCTTGCGTATTAAGCCCAAAAAAGCCGGGCGCAGCGGTAGTGAATACTTGAATGGCTTGTGACATTGGCTATGTCTTAAACTTCTATAAATTGGTTTTCTTCCGGGTATCGAGTGCCTTCAAGGGCAATGTAGTCCGACAACATAGACCTATACAGTTGATATGCTTCCGAACTATTAAGACCACCATCTTCCCCGCGCTCTACCAACGCGCGAGCGTAGGCATTTTGAACGACCAATTCAGGCGGCACTGAAATAACAGTGCTGGCGCTGGTCAAAGTATCTTGCGGCACTACCAGGGTGAACTTAAGCGAATAAACGCCATCAGGAATGGGAAATACGTCAATTTTAGTGTCGTAAGTTGCGCCATCAACACCGTTAAATGCGTAGTAAACTGGGATACCGGTCGCGGGCGAAGCGGGGAAATTAAGATACCGATTCATTACTGGAAACGGCACGTTAATCAAAGATACATAGCTGGTCGCGTTGATCGCATCCCGAACCTGAAATTTTTGACCCGAACCCGTAACCGTGTAGGACGACGTGGCCGCAACCGTTGTAACCGTCAAGGTCGTGGTCAATACATTCCAGCTATATGCGTCCTCAACTTGTCGTTTGGCGTCATTTACAAATTTGCCGATCAACGTGGCGTAAGTCGTTTCATCAAGCGACGCGACTTGTTGTTCACGCAAACGGATCAATACGTCATTAACCGCTTGTAAATAGGTCGTGCTCATGCCCGCACGCTCCCTTCCAGTTCAAATGTAGCTACAATAGCAAAAGTTCCACCTGTTTCTGTAGTAACCTGAAGAATGTCGTTTTCCTCAAAAACTATGTAGCCGTAATTCGGAAACGCCAAATATTGTTTTGACGCTACGGTATATTGATAGACAAACGAAAAAGTCGTATTACTACTGGCGTCATACCAATCAAACGTAACATGCTTGTTGCTGGCAGTCTGGTTAGTGGCAATCAAAGTTATCAGCCGGCCATAGTAGCCCGCAGGGACGGTATAGAGCGTTGTTAGCGCCGCTGCTGTCGGATTAGCACCGACTGATATTTCTCTCATTTACGCGCCTTGTTCCTAGCCGAAATCGCACTGGCTTTTGCCTTTGCGTCAGCCTTTGACGACGCACCCCAAGCGCGGAGAGAAAGAAGGAGTCTGGTAGGCTCCCCGTTTTTATACTCCGGGCCGGGCATTGCGCCCATTCTCGCTAAAAAGGAGGCCCGACGAGGGTTGTCACCTGACTTGACCGGGGCTTTAAGACTACCCCCGGTAGCCGCATTATAAGACGCCCTTCCTTTGGCATTCAAGCCGCCTTTTGGGTTTTGCCCCTCTTTTCGCTGCCATACCGGGGTTTTCATGCTAATACGCCCGTTTTTTGGGCATTTTGGCTTCGGACATGGCGATCGCAATAGCCTGTTTACGCGATTTGACCATCGGCCCTGATTTGCTGCCGGAGTGCAACTTACCGGCCTTATATTCTCGCATGACCTTACCGATTTTCTTTTCGCCTTTGGACATTTTCATAACTACTCCTTAGTGATCGGCCCGCCGGATTTCCAAGCATCACAAGTGCGAGCCGAAGCACAAGTGAACTGAAACAGGTCGCAATAGCCCAAATCGGCAGCTTTTACAAACTGTTCGTCGTAAGACAATTCGCCTTTTTTCTCGTCTTTTTCCAGTCCACCAATGATGCATTGCATCATTTTTGGCGTCTGTATAAACGCCGCGCAGTTTCCGCAACGCATACCTTTGATGGTATCCGTCGGGGCGTTATACATCTTGGCCTTTTTGAGCCAAAAGGCATCATTTGCCTCATCAGGGTTAGGCGGCCCGTAACCATATTCTTTGAACGCATGATTACGGTTTTTAAGATTAACCGACACATCCTGTGTAGCCAAAGGGCAAACAGCGCCAGATAGCAGACCAGTTTTCATAGCTAAACAGCCTTTCTCGGCCTGCCCCGTTTTTTCATAGCCGTCGGAGGCGCCAAAATAATGCCTTTTGGAGTGTCTTCGACCGTTTGGATAGGCTCCATAGAGTCTTCGTCAATCCGCACATAACCAGAATGACCGCGCATCGAATCAATATCATGCTGGAAGGTAAACGTCACCGTTTGACCACTTTGCAGGCATCTAAAAGTTGCCATTTTTCCCTCTAAAAATAGATAGGGGGCCGAAGCCCCCTACCGTTATACAACGCAGCGAGCAATAACAAGACGAATAGTGCAAGACGCCAGATCGACTGTAGAACCGGATTCGTTTTGAATCCGAATCGACACCGAACCCGCCGAATCGACATACGCCGTGATGCTCATACCGACTTCACTGACCGAAAACGAGCAGCCGATAACCATATCGCCCAGGGCAACGCCCGGAACAGCCACAGTATCGGTTTCACCCGCGCCATCGGCCAGAGAACCAGCATCTAACGTCGCTTTTACGAGCCAAGTATCGCTAAAAAGCCCGCGAAACTGGTCGTTACCCCGACGCGAGGTAATGGAAGTAGCAGCAGCCATGTCAAAATCTCCTAATCAGGTTAAAAATGCCCCCCGCCGGTTAAGACGAGGGGCAATGCCGTATTAGGCAGGCACAGCCAGTGCAAACGCCGAACTGGACAGCGCGGCGCCGGTCGTGGCGGCCGTACGCAGAGCTTTAACGCCATACAGGGTATCGGCCGTGTAAAGCGTAGCCAGATATTCCTGTTTGTATTGCGTCTGCGAACGAACACCGACTTGCTCAACCAGCACCATCGAGTCGCGGTGCCCCATCAGGCAGATACGATCCGCGCCAGTGTTGCCCGCGCCGTAGTCTGCATTCGAGGTCGTGAACACCGGGATGCCGTAGAGCTGACCGATTTCACCGTTACGGATCGCATTGCCGTTGCCAACAAATGCCTGTTCCGTATAACGCGCCAGCCCCATGAGCGTGTTGCGGCTCGACGGCGGGATGATAAAGAAACGCCCATCCATCGGGGTGTCGTTATCGTCCAGGCGTTGAATGGTGCGACGAATCGCCGCATCAGTCAGCGCCGCCGCATTGGACGTGCTGCTGTTGTATGCGGTCGTGCCGTCAGAACCAATATACGCTTTAGTCGTAGCCGCTGCGGTAGCGTAGTCGTTCGTGCCAATCGTAGCACCGTTAAACGCGCGGCCAAGTTGCACCAGATCGGTATCAACCTGTTTAGCCAGAGCGTAACCGGCGTCTTCGGTGTAGAACGAACGCAGGCTCGACAGCGCTTGAACTTCCACAATGTCTTCAATCAAGCGGCTATATTCATAGTGCTTGTTGATAGACACTTGCACTTCCGTTTCCGTCGCCGCAATCAGCGTAACGGCCGTTTCAGCCGCTTTTGCCGATGCCGAACCACGAGTCGGAGCCGGAATGTGAACGGTGTCACCTTTCTTGCCCTTGAAGTTCATGCGTTTGACGACGTTTGCCAGCACAAGGTTTTTCTTGTAGGCGGCGACAATTTCATCACTCCAAATCTCAGGAATGAATGTTGCAGCGGTAGTAGTAGTTACCGCAGGGGTCGGATAAGCCATTTTGTAAATCTCCTAAAAAAAGTTATTTAACCCTGCCCTCTGCGTAAGCCTGCATGATTTCGTCACTCAGAGCTTCATAGCGGGAAGGATCGGTCATTTTCAGCCTAATGAGATCAGCCCGTCTGTAAACACGCTTTGACGACTCTCCAGAGCCACCTACATCAACTGCTGCGGCCTTAAGATTTTGCTTACGGGTTTTTTCACCTGCGTCTTCCGTTTGCTTGGTCTTAACGCCCCTCAGTTCCTTGTAGGTAGACAACAATTCATTGGCGCTATCGTAGTCATATTCGCCATCAGCTTTTGCCCAAAGATTAAGCCTGACCGGACTCATTTTTACCCAATTAACAAACTCAGGGTCTTGCACTACGTTCACAAAGTCAGGATGATCTTTGCCCAATCGCTGTTGGACTTGCATCTTTTTAAACTCAGTGGCGGCCTGCCGCGCAGCGAGAATATCGGGATGCTTTTCGACAGTGCTTTGAATCGCCTTTTTGGGGTCTTCAAAAAAGTCTACTTCCGGTTCTGGTTCTTTCGTAGTTGTCGTAGCGGCGCCGAGATTTTGCTTGATAAGTTCATCAGCCAGTTTACGGACTTCACCGACTTCTTGAGCCTGCTTGCCGATCAGCTTTTCAGCTTCCTGGTGCATTTTCACGACCTCATCCAGACTTTTACCCCGATACTTTTCGGGAATGTCCGAACTGGCGGCCTCGACGGTGGACTCCAGCTTTACTTCTTCCGGTTTGATGTCTTCTTGCGACTCGACTTCGGTTTCGATCAACATATTTATTTCCTTTTCCTGCCTCATTGGGTTGTAGGAGATTAACTCGCCAAAATGGTTAAGAGTTAGCTTTTTGCTCTGCCTTCAATTTATCAAGATGGCGCTGTTCAAATCGTCCATGTGCAGACGGAAATGATCCAGACCAGCCTTCAAGTTGGATGGCGGGAGCCGAAATGATGCGTTTAGCCGACGCACCACAGTCACACTGAACGATATTTTGGTCAAAATGAACGTATCGTTCAGTCAAATGCCCATTTTCACAGGCAAATTCATACATGCGTTTCAAGTTGTAAATCCTCGTAAGTTTTTGCGCTGGCCTCTTGCAAGGTTTTCAGCCATAGCAGGATTGATAGTTCACCACGTTTGAAATGCAGTTGTTTTTCGTTTTCAATGCCAGAAATACTGTTAAGGCCGGCTATCATGGAATCAATATCCACCATCAAATCAGACCAGCCTTCAGTAGCCATCATTGAAAACCGTTCTTCGTAGTATTTTTGTAGTTCTGGCGTCACGCAAACATCTCCACCCAAGCTAAAGAATTTTCGTCCCAAGCGTATTTTTTGCCATCAACAGGCATTGGAATTGGCGCGCTCCACAAGCAGTTAGTTTCATTTAGCACCCAAGACGGATAGGGTTTTGGCGGGATAAAAGCATCTCTTTGCTCATCGTATGTATAACCAATACCCGCATAGTTTTTTCTGATATTTCCGTGGTAGCTTGTTCTCTTACAAATTTGACCTCGGAAATTTCCGTAAAATTGTTCCCAATCGTAAGACGTATCTGTTTCGTCTTTGCCGACAATGACTTCTACTACAATATTGTTTTCGTCTAAAAAAGCGTAATGTGCCATATAATTACCAATAGATATTGCCGGTTCCGGCGGTAAATTTATATATGGTATTACCACCAGATGTTGTTTTTGTATATGTCAAACCAGCGTCTATAGATGATAGGTCTTTATAGGCTGAAGAATACGATATAACAACAATACCTGAACCACCAGCGCCGCCGGCATACGCTGTTCCAGACGCAGGTGTAGAGCAACCGCCACCCCCGCCACCAGTATTAGCAGAGCCAGCATTACCCGCGCCGCCATTAGAAGTTCCAGCGTTACCGCCGCCACCAGCCCCGCCAGTTCCAACAGTGCCTCCAGAGGTTGTCCCGCCACCTCCACCGCCAGCATAAGTTACACTTGATCCGGTAATGCTAGATGCAGACCCCGCGCCGCCGTTACCGCCAGTAGTACCAGTTCCCGCTGCGCCAACAGCACTTGCGCCGCCGCCGCCTCCATCACCATAATTAGGCGCTGTAAAAGTAGCTAAACCACCATTATTACCTTGTCCAGAAGTGCCGGTTCCAACACTTCCAGATGTGCTGGCATTTGTAGACGCGCCGCCGCCAGAACCGCCATTACGTCCATTTGTGTTAGCCGCGGTAGCATTAGACCCACCGCCACCACCGCCACCCGTAGACGTAACGGACGCGAATACCGAATCAGAACCATTACCCCCATAATTAGGTGATGCCGCCGTCCCCGCTGATCCTCCAGCTCCTATTGTTACCGTATAGGCTGTTCCACCGGAAACAGATAACGTAGTAGACCTATAGCCCCCTGCGCCCCCACCGCCACCGCCGTTATACCCGGCGATAGACCCGCCACCGCCACCACCACCAGCAACAACCAAATAAGTAACGGAGGGAGGCGGGTTTAAAAACGCAGCGATAACGGCTTGTTGAACCGCGCTCATTAGGTAAGCCCCGATCCGCTAATAATCCAAGTTGTGCTGGTCATCTTTATCGCTGTAGCAACACCATACTGAGCAAGGCTACGCGATCCGGTTGTTCCAGGACCGGCCAAATACATCGTGTCAGTAGTAATTGCGATGGTCACAACTTGAGAAGTCATATTGATGAATGTGAGCGCAGTTCCAATAGCGTAGGCAACCGAACCGTTAGCAGGAATAGTAAATGTTCTGGCGTTTGCATCGGTTGACGGATGCAGAATTGCTTTACCAGAATCGGCCAATACCAATGTATATGCAGCAGATTGTGAATTGATAGGTATATTTCTAAAACCTACTGAATCTGTGCCATCCACAGTGCAGGACGACAGAGTTCCACTAGACGGAGTTCCCAATACGGGGGTAGTAAGCGTTGGACTTGTAAGCGTCTTATTGGTTAGTGTTTCAGACCCCGCAAGCGTTGCCAGTGTTCCGGTAGTTGGAAGCGTTACGCCGGTAGTTCCACTTACAGTCAGTGTAGTTGCAAAATTACCGCTGATCGTCAAAGTACTCGCAGAATTATTGGCGACACCAGTGCCGCCATTTGCAGGGCTAAGTGTTCCTGTAACACCCGTAGACAGCGGAAGACCTGTAGCGTTGGTCAATGTGCCACTAGAAGGGGTGCCTAACGCGCCACCGTTTACGACAAATGCGCCTGCCGATCCAGTATTAATCCCAAGAGCAGTAACAACGCCAGTTCCGGTAGTTACGGTTGAAGGCGCAACCCCCGCGCCGCCTCCGACTACCAAGGCATTGGCTACCAGCGCGTTAGACGATACCAGCGTGCCAGAGGCACTAAACGCCAAAACGCCGCCACTGGTGCCTGAAGTCAATCCAGTGCCACCGTTGGCTACAGGCAAAGTGCCGGTAACGCCTGTAGAAAGCGGCAATCCGGTTGCATTAGAGAGCGTGGCGCTGGATGGTGTGCCAAGTGCACCTCCGTTAACTACAAAAGCGCCAGATGTTCCGGTATTCGTGCCAAGAGCCGTAGCAACACCGGTGCCAAGACCAGATACACCAGTAGATACCGGTAATCCGGTTGCATTGGTCAACGTGCCACTGGTAGGAGTGCCGAGTGCGCCACCATTTACTACAAATGCCCCCGCCGATCCCGTGTTGACACCGAGCGCGGTGACAACTCCTGTTCCGGTAGTCGTTGTCGCCGGGGCAGCACCAGCGCCGCCGCCCAAAACAATAGCATTTGCCGCCAATGCCGCAGAACTTGCCCAAACCGATGAACTTGAAAAATACGGCACCCCACCGGAAGTCCCCGCTACGGTTAGGGCCAGCGTGCCGCTAGTCGTAATCGGTGAGCCTGATACGGATATGAGGCCGCCGGTAAATGTCTGCGCTACCGAAGTAACCGTTCCGCTACCACCACCACCACCAACCGTGGCCCATGAAGTATTGGTGCCGTCAGTCGTCAGAAATTTACCGCTATTTCCGGTTTGCGACGGAATCAGGGTATCAATCTGCGTTTGCAGCGAGGTAAGCGTATCCAATACAGACTGCGAAGTGCCACCACCATTGGTAATAACCTTGATTTGTTCGGCCAGATTGGGCGCAATGACTTCGCCTACGTTGATTTCGCGACCGGAAGACAGACCGATAATCAAACTACCATCAAAGTCAATCCGCGCATCTGTAACCGATACGCCATCAGCACCGTCAGCACCGTCCATGCCCGGTTTGCCATCGGCGCCGCGAGCGCCTGGCGCACCATCACGCCCATTTTTTCCATCCTTACCGTTACGCCCGTCACGCCCGTTGATACCATCGCGGCCGTCTTTAATCGTAAGAATACGTTTTTCCAGCGATCCGCTGATGGAATCGTAGCGTTCCTGCAAATCTGCTTCAATTTTCTTCAGGGCGTCAACGACAAGCTGCACATTCTCTGCAACTTTCTTGCGTTGCAACTCACGCGCTTCGTTTACAGAATTATCAATCGCGCTGAATACGTTATCAGCGATACCATCAAGCATGTTCTTATCTGACGGTTCGGTAGCCATTATTTCAACGCCTCGGAAAGTTTTGTCAGAAACTCAGTTTCTACATTGGCCGCGCTATCTCTGGCCTTTGTCATTTGAAGCTCGACAATTTTGCTTTTATTTTTGATATCGGCTTCTTTTAGCATCAATTCCGCAATTTTCACCCGCTTATCAAATTCGCGGCTGTTAGCATCATCAGCATTAGGCAGATTCTTGGTGACCGATGCCAGTGCTTTTGCCTTGACTTCTTCCGGCATCAACTGCGCTTCGGTCAGAAGTTTCTGCGCTTCAGCACGATTCTGCTCGGCCTGCGTGGTATTTACCGCGATTTGCGCCTGTGCAGCCTGCAACGCCAACTGCTGCTGGATACGCTGCGTTTCCTGCGCCTGCGGATCGGGTTGCGCCATCTTGTCGAGCATATCAATCAGTTCATACCGATTGGTAAGGCTGGAATTGCTCAAAATGCCCTTCAAAATGACCGGCAGAACCGGCGTATCCGGCCCCAATGTCTGCAACAGGCCGATAAATTGTTGCTGTTCGTATTCCCGCGCAATGATGCCAAGTGTCGCCGTAGGTATGAACTTCATATCTACCGACGGATATCGTTCGGGATCGAACTGCATATACCGATACGCTGCTTTGTAGATAAACGGAATCAGGAAATCTTCCTGAAAATTAACCAGCGTGCGCTTGTATTTCTTGATGATCGTGGCGACAGCCATCGACAGACCGGCGCCATCGCGGTTTGATTGCGACACCATGTTCTGCGAATCAAGCGTGCCGGTCGATTGCAGCAACATCGTTTCAAAGGCTTTGGCCGTTTCAAGATTGCTGCCGTCCGTATTGCCGAATTTGAACGGGTAGAGAATCTCGCTCGGTGCGCCGTTGGTCAAAAACGCTTTGCCCGGCTTCACTTCAAACTTCGCCCCGCGCGGCAGCCGTGTGGCGTCTACCGCGATCATGGGGCTGGTCGTCAGCGCCAGCGAGTCCAAGTGCGACCGCACCTGCGCGTCGATGGCTTTCTGCATGTTGTAGGCTTTTTCAATCGTTCCACGCCCCAACAACCGATTTGGCACCGTATCGTCCTGATACGCAATGACCGGACGATCCTTCATCATATACGGGCTTTCTTCGGCTTTCAGCAGCACACTTTCGTTGGCAATGACAACGATAGCCTCCACCATGTCCGAATACTCATCTTGCGCCGATTCTTCTGGAAAGAGGTCAACCACGTCCTCATTGTCCGACTTGCTCAACAGTTCCCGCGGCACCAGCCCGTAATAGGTGAGCAAACGCACCTTGTCGTCCTGGTATTGCGTGATCTCCTGCGTCGGCTCCAGCTTGGTGTCTTCCGCGTCAGTGCCAAGTGCCACCTTGCGGTAGATACCATCCTCCTGTCCTTTGACGATCTTGTGCAGCGAAATATACTTTTCCACCGCTACACCCATGCAATCGTCTACGCTTGTGCCATTGGGGTCAAACAGAAAGTTTTTAGGGTTGACCGGCACGATCTTGACGCCAATGCGCGTCTTTTGCTCAACGCCAATGGCGGCTTGCGCCATTTCGCCCGGTATCGGTTTGGTAGCCGGCACAAAGGTCGTATCCGTCACCACGGTAATCTCACCGATGCCGGTGCCGTAAATTTCGGCCATCAGTTCAATCTGGTCGATGGACTTCCTGATCTTGTCGATCTTGAAGTCTTCCATCAACTGCGCTTTGATAAGTTCTACATCCAGCGGGTTTTTATTGATATCGCGGATATCATCCTTGATGTCAAAAAAGTCACCTTGCCCAAAGATGGCTTCCATGATCTCCGCGTGCCGCGTTTCCACCGCTTGCTGTGCGGCCGGCGTCACAATGCGGCTGCGCTCGGAGTCGCGCATCTTGTCCTGCGACGACCATTGCCCGCGGAAGATACGTTCGTATTCTTCCCACAAGGCCAGATAGTTCGTATCGCGGTAATTACGCCAGCGTTCGCAATGATCGTTTACGAATCCGACAAGTTCGTTGTCTTTCTCACTGGGAATCTGATACTCAAAACCCCCAGTCGATTCGTTTTCATTCTCGTCGTTGCCGCCGTTTTCGTTTTCAAGTGCCATATCAAACCCCCGCCACTACATCTATAGGCGACCAGTTATCCTGTTGATCCTCGAAATACGACGTTATCGCCAGTTGGTCTATATAAGACAGCGCGTCGGGCAGGTCGTCATGGACGCCCTGCGCGGGAAACATAAGCAACTGATCCACGAAATCATCAAAATCTTCGTCACTGTTCAAAACCACACGGCCGTGCTCAAACCGACCCTGTAACGCCCAAATAACCCTGTCGGCTTTTTTACGGTTGCCGTGTGTCAAATCAATTATATGAGAATATACATTATAGCTACGCATCAAGTCACTCAAATACGGCAAAACCGCATTTTTGAGCGCCCCGCGTTCGATTCCGACCGAAATCGGCCGGAAGTCCCGTATGGCGGTCAGGATTTTTGAGGCAGTTTCCTTGATATCCCACCGCCCGTGTTCGATCTTTTTAACCCACCACTTGCCATCGTCAGTAACTTTGACCACAGCAATCGCAGATTCGTCCAGCCTTTTGCGGGAATTGGACGCTTGACGGGCGACTTCCTCGAAACCCGCGAGGTCGCACGCGATGTAGTAGCTGCCTTCCTGCGGTTCGTCGCCATACTTTATCCACTCCTCTTTGAATACGTCGCTGCCGGCGGTGTCAAAGCTCGCCATGTATTCCTGCTTGAAACTGAAGCTTGATAGCGTTTTCTTCGCGCTCTCGATCTCCTTTGGGTCAATCATCGGGTTGTCTTTGGTCGTAAAGTGCCACGACTTCCAATCCGTATCCTCACCATTCTTGCCCAGGTTAAACAGATCGTAGAACCAATTTCGGCCTTTTGGCGTTCCGATAAAGATCGCGCGGCCCTTACGGTCGCTCAAGCTGGCGCGAATGACCTGCTCCCACGCCTCTACCTTGATATCGGCCACTTCGTCCAGCACCGCATACGTGAGGCTAACCCCGCGCAGCGTATCCGGTCGATCCGCGCCCCGCACATAGATGCGCGCGCCGTTGATAAGCGTGATATCCAAGTTATTGACGTGGCTCGACTGGATCACCTCCCGCCCCAAATCCAGCAGCAAATCCCAAATAATCTGCCGCGACTGGCCCATCGTCGGACTGACATACAGCACCGCGCTACCTTGCGGGCATCTCAAGCCTTCAATCAGCAGCGTTGTTGCCGCCAAACGTGATTTACCGCAACGCCGCCCTGCCGCGATGACCTTGAACCGCGTTGTATCTTTGAAAACTTCTTGCTGCCACGGCAGCAGACTGAAGTTCAAATCGGCCATTAACCAATGTTCTCCGGCTCTTGCGGCTCGATAGCGGCGTCGATAACGGCGCCGGTGGATATTTCACCGATACCCGTGATGTTGATCGTCACAGCACTACGATGCCCCTTGTCTTTCTCAAACATGCTAACGGGCAATGTGCGCTCCATACACAGCTTCAATGCGGCCATCTGGCTTGGGTGCGCGTCATCGAGCGCAATATCCACAACCTTCTGCACCACACGCGAACCACTTGAATCGAGAAGCATTTGCTTTAACTCGTTCAACTTCTGATAGTCCGTTTTCGGCAGCGTCTTTGGTGCGCGATACCGTTGGGGCCTACCGTTTTTAGCCGGTGGATTGTCCATAGCGCAGCACTATACAGCATTATTGTCAAGATTGTCATTGCCGTTTAACTGCTAACCGCTATTCGTAAGGATATGCCTTACGCCCGTTTGACTTTTTTCTGAGGGTTGGGGGCACCGCAAATTTCTCGTGCCACCGCCTACCCCCTCCCCCCCCATGCTTCGAGCCGCCAGCCACCAGGCACGCGGGTGCCGGGCGCCGGGCGCCGGGCGATGGGCGATCGGGCGATGGGCGATGGGCGATCGGGCGCCGGGCGATGGGCGATCGGGCGCCGGGCGCCGGGCGCCGGGCGATGGGCGCCGGGCGATCGGGCGATGGGCGATCGGGCGATGGGCGATCTGGCCGACAGCTGGAAACCGTCGGACAATTTGACATAATGTGGCAAGCGGAAAGACTTGCGGCAGGCTGTAAGCCTTACTTTTGCACTTTGA